GTGTGTGCTTAAAATCAACCCTGTTGTGTGTGTAACATCACTAGTCATCTAGACGATGGCGTTTTTGCCCCCACCCCCTCGTTCCGAGTGGGCAATAGTCGGTACTGTGTACCGTCACTTTTTAAGAAAGGTCGATGTTAATCTTAATGTCCCCTTGGATATTATGTGCTACCTTGTCGGGAGCTCTCAGCCCCACTCTGTCGAGTATGTCTCTCGAGGCTTCGAGCTGTACATACTCTGATCTAGCTCCACTAGACAGGTCGATAAGTTTCCTACTCGCACTCACTGCGCCTAGTCCTAAGGTATTCGCTATTGCTTGTTGCATATAGCTTTGTACCTTTGGCAATCGTAGTGTGCGAGAAGCACTTACTCTCCCTGCTTCTTCGCTTCCTTTGCTTGAATATCCTGCAGTTTTAGCTGCTTCCTTGATACTACATCCTGTTGTTACGATGGTATCAACTAACTTCTTCTGTTTCTCTGTAAGTTCGCTCATATAACGCTTTTATTATTCTGCCCCTAACAGTTCGTAATGGTCAGATTCCTCCTTGTCAAGCATTATATTAGCTCTCTTGTGTTCTTTGCTACGCACATATACCATATCTTGTATGAGCGACAATCGGGCTCTAGGGCTTCGCCCCCAAGCCTGTAGTCTTGGCCCTTCGGGTAACGATCCCTGTCGCTGCTGCTCGGTCAGTCGCTGCCCTCGCAGAAAAGAATGCCACTCGCCGTGGCACGGCACACGGTACAACTTACCGTACACTAACAATCCTCATTGGGACAACAGGACACTGTGTCTGCTCTACTTTGGTAAGAAGACACGAGTGTCGCACACTTTGTGTGCCAAGCTGTTGCACCAAAGAGCCTCTTTAGTGAATACGGAGTTGTCCGTGTATGGGCATTTATAAACAATTAACTGAAAGGTAATTATGAGTATATCAAGTAGTACATATGAGCTTATGTCTTATTTTAGAATAAGAGAAGACTCTGATAAGATCAAGAGAGTTGAGGAGTTGGCTAGTAAGAGAGATGTTGCTGAGTCAGTAGGTGATACTGATGAGGTAAATATCATTGACAAAGAACTTGCATGTTATGGAGGTGATGATGTCAAAACTAGCTAACTTACTTAAAGTTGTAGGTATATCTTTATTGATTATGGCATGTTACTTTGTAGGTGCTATATTCAGTATATTGCTTTCTCCCTTTGTCATTGGGTTGATTGCATACGCAGTATATAAATTAAATAATGACAAACAAACTAACGAAAGGAAATAAATATGTCGACAAAAGATAATTACAGAGATGATCCAGATAGCAGAATAGCTAATATGGAGTACGTTTTAGATGAGTCAGAAAAGGCTATGGTTACAGGTATATCTACTTTGGTAGATACATTAATCACACCTTTTATTGACAATGAAGATTGGTCTAGAATTGCAGGTTGGAACTTCGATTCTATATATGGTTGTTTTTACAGGCATAATGAAATGTGTCAATCTTCTCTCGACAAAACTAAAGAAGCTACTCGAGAAGCTATTCGAGATGATGTTGGTACAGAAATTACCAAAGGTAAATTATCTGGATTGATCTTCAGAAACAAAGTGCAATCTTTGAATTGTAAAAGATCACAATTAATTGTTGATGCTCTTGAAAACAAGTACAAACAGATTTTTGGAAAATCATATGTACCTGTTGCTAAGAGAGGTTCAGTAACTGACAAGATTTATGTCGATAAAGCTGAGAAGGATATGTTGTTAGCAGAAGCTCGTAAGCTATCTGCATAACAATACAAACATTGCCTGTGGCTCGACTCTGAGCCATGGGCATTTTTTTATCGTGTTTCGATTTATTCGGAACTCGGTGGGGCAAAAACATGAGGTGCTGCCGAATGTCTTGCTATAATATAATAACTATGTATAATAATATATAACAAAGAAAGAGGTGCAAAATGTGGAATAAACTACAAAACTGGCTAATGAATGTATTAGCACAATGGATATGGACAGCTATTATGTTTCCAATAAGAGCTTTCATAGGACTATGTATAGCTATTGGTAAACATATGCCTGAAAAGGTTGAGTTACCATACGAAATCAAAAAGAAAACAGCTAAAGAATAATATGACAGATATACAATTTTATGGTTGTGTACTGTTTGTATTTACATTGGTTGTACTAATAATAACAATATAGGATTACTATGGGTTTTGTTAAACAAGACTTTCTAAACAAATTAGAAAAGTTACAAACTGACTACGCAGAATGCAAAATTGATACTGCTACATTCGAGCAAGAACTTGAAAAGATCGGTGTAACAACTGAAGAAATACCTTTTGAAGTAGAAGCTGCCGAAGAAGCTAGGTATGAATTTAAATTAGACAAAGCAAGAAAGGAATAAATATGGGATATACTAACTATTGGCATCAACACATTAACTTCGATGACAAACAATGGGAGCAAATTAAAAATGAAGCTCAATACATTGATGGCATTGCAGGTCGTAATCTAGGTAAAATAGAAATTACTAATGAACATATACTTATGGAAGGTAATCCAGGTTGCGAAACTTTTCTTTTAGAAAAGAATATACCAACAGAACCAGAATATAATGGTCAAGATCTTAGTTTTTATTTTTGTAAAACTAGAGCTATGACCTACGATATATATGTTTGGCATATGTTAATATTTGTTTCTGGTATGATAAACGATGTACATAAGTTTAGTATATCCAGAGATTATTAATGTACTGTATTTTATGGACTTTAAAAAAGGAGGAAAAATGGAAATTATTTACTAATTTGTGTTTTGTAAAAGAAAAAGATGCTGCCGAATTTGCATCAAAACAAAAATCAAGAAAACATAATTTTAAAATTGGAAAGGTTGAGGATTGGTTTTATGACAAAAGAAAAAAAACAGAAACCTAAAAAGTTTAGTTGGAAAGAACATAATAAATGGCTTGATGAATTTAGATCACCAATTGTTTATCCTACTAATAAACCAGTTAAAAGGAAAAGAGGTAAGAAATGAACGAAAAAGAACTTTTAAAAACTATGCCTAAAAAATCTACGCGTAATGCTAATACTAAAAAATATGGAATGTTTGGTTTAGCTTTAGGCGAAAATAACTATAATAGATTAGAAACATATTGTAAAATACACAATATATACAAATCTACTTTAGTTAAAACTTTAGTGATTGATTATTTAGATAAAGTTCAATCAAATAAATAAAATTGGCAGGATAGCTCCTGATAGGCCCAGGTATACCAGTAAACAATTGCTGCTCGGCCTCAAACCAATAGGTAACCTAGAACCTGTATGTGGATAGACATTAGGATAACCCACAGCTAAAAGCCTGGTGATTGATTAAGAATCAAATTGCAGTACGGTGGTGGTGGTTGTTACTGCGTAAGATCCCCCTCGAATGAGGGGGATTGATTAACTGAAAAGAAAGAAAGAGGTCGTATGCAAACAAATATACAAATACAACAAGATGATCTACTCACAATAGATCCAAGTGCGTATTTTGAAGTTGATAAAAAACAACTTTATTACAATGCACATGATAATGAAACTGAAGGAGAAGTAGATGCACCTGTAAACAGGTATGCACTTGTAAGAAAAGATAATGGTAAATTACTTGGTATTCATTCTGATGATTACATAGTTAGACCGTATTCTGATTTAGCAGAAAAGGTTAACGAAGTAATTATGGATGCTATACCAGATATTTATAAATGGGAAATAACTACTCATGATGAAGTTTATGCTGATGGTAAAAAATACCGAAGAAATATAAATTTTTGGAATAAAAAAATATATGTTGATTCTCATCATAAAACTAATGAATGTATTATTCCTCAAATAAGAATTTACTCATCACTTGATGGACAATGGGGCCAACAAATTATGTTTTCTTCAATGTATATGTGGTGCTTAAATGGTATGGTAAGACCTGATTGGACATTTACTGTGTATAATAAACATAGTTCCAAACAAGATATTACTTATAGTGTCGCTGAATTTCGT